CAGCGTATTCGTCTCATAGAAACAATAATGATGTTCGTAAGAATGATGAGGAATACAACAAGAAGTATGGTAAGAAGGCCCGTAAATGAAAATTTCAGTGAGTGGAGATTTTAATAATCTCGAAAGATATCTTAAGAAAGATAGACGAGTATCTTTAGATCAATTAGGTAAGGCTCTTGTGGAAGCACTCAGAGCTGCTACACCCGCCAGATCTGGAGCAACTGCTTCGGCATGGGGGTATCGTATATCCAAAACGGGTCGAGGCGAAGAACTCGAAATCTTTAATACACACATTAACAAAGGTAAAAACATTGCTATTCTGATTCATTATGGACACGGTACGGGTACAGGAGGATATGTTCCTCCACACCCATACATCGATAAAGCTATTGATTCCGCATACAAATCAGCTATAAACAGGGTTTTAACCGATTACCTTAAATAGGAGGCAATAAATGGCAGGATATGTTGATGAGAAAGTCGCCAAGGTAACCTTAGACAATAAAGGTTTTACTAAGAACACTCAAGACACAATATCTGCTCTGGATAAACTTAAAGCGGCATTTTCTAAGATTAATGGCGGAAACGCGTCTAAGAACATTGCTAAAGAGATGAACGCTATTCCAGAAGCAGTATCAAATTCAACAACAAAATCCCAAGGTTTATTATCTCGCTTAAAGAATATTTTTAGTCGTAGCACTGATAACATTAACATGTCAGGCGCTGCCAAATCTATCGATCAGATGAATACCGATGTTGCTGATAGAACGTCAAAAACATCAAGCATTTTATCTCGGTTGAAGGGTATTTTTCAAAAGGCGGATAATCACCAGGGATTCACAAACTCGATTAAGTCTATTGATGGACTAAATGCTAAAGCATCAGGTATTAACCTCAATCCACTTACCGGAGCATTTTCTAGAGCAGCGGACTCCGTAAAAGGGTCCCTTAATGCTATGGACGTTGCAATGGGTATCGTGATGGGTAACATGATGCAGAAAGCCATTAGCTTTGGTGCTAAATTCTTTAAAGGCCCAATGGATGGTCTGAACGAATACAACGAAAAACTTGGATCCGTTCAAACGATCATGACGAATACTGAATGGGAAATTCCGGATCAATCTAAGCGTATGCGTATGACTTCCAAGACTTTGGAAGACTTGAACGAATACGCCGACAAAACCATTTACTCATTCAAAGATATGACAAAGAACATCGGTACGTTTACTGCGGCCGGTGTTGGCTTGGAAGATTCCGCTGTAGCGATCAAAGGTATTTCTAACTTGGCCGCTGCATCAGGATCAAATACTCAACAAGCATCTACTGCGATGTACCAATTATCTCAAGCGTTAGCTTCTGGTAAAGTAGGTCTTCAGGACTGGAACTCCGTAGTAAATGCTGGTATGGGTGGTAAGTTATTCCAAGACCGTTTGACCGAAATGGCCGAAAAGATGGGACATGCTCGTGATATGACTAAATCTTTCCGGGATTCCTTGAAAGACGGTTGGTTGACTTCAGAAGTTCTTATTAACACTTTGAAAGAATTCTCCGTCGATGAGCAAATGCTTAACGCGGCAACTCAGATCAAATCATTTGGTCAATTGGTAGATACCGTCCAAGAAGCTATTGGTTCTGGATGGGCTACTTCATGGGAATATTTATTCGGTGGATATGAAGAAGCTAAAGGTCTTTGGACGGAAGTCGGTAAGATTGTCGGCAATTATTTCGACGATGCTCAAGGAACATATCATGATGCTATTCTGGATATGGATCGTAGTTTGGGTAATTTCCGAAATGCGGTTTTGAAGACGTGGAAAGACCTAGGCGGTCAAGCATCGTTCTTTAACATAATTAAGAACAGCTTTGAAATTGTCTTTAAAGCACTAACAAAATTCCGAGAAGGATATCGAAGCGCGTTTGGTGATTTTAAAACGGTTGGTCAATCATTATATAATGTTACCAAAGCCATTGAAAATTTCACTGAGAAACTAGCCAAATCGAAGGTTCTATTTTTACTGGCGACAAATGCTGGACGATTATTCGGTAATGTGATTTCCTTAATCATGTCTATGTTTGGGCGATTCATTAGTGGATTTACAAAATTTGGAACAGGAACAATGGGATTTATAGCTGCTATAAACTCTGTTGTGTCCGTATTAGCCAATTTCTTTTCTGCGCTTAGATTTAATACTAATTTGATGTCAGGAATGCAATCCCTTGGCGCATCATTAGCTAATGTGTTCAAAACTGTAAGTGCAGTTGTCAATATACTAGTTACTGCCTTTGTTCGACTATTCGGAGGAATTAATACTTTAAACAGTGTTTCCAATAGTTTAGGATGGTTTAAGACATTAGCTGGATGGATTGAAAAGGCAACTGGAGCAATTGCTAATTTTGTTAGTGCGCTGTCATTTTCTCTTATGACTGGTAAATCTCTTGAAAGTCAAGGTATTAAGATTACCGGTGTATTTAAAGCGATCGGTACGGCAATAACATTTGTTGCTGGATTGTTAAAAGGATTCGTCGGAATTATTTCAAAAGTCTTTGGTTCTCTTAAGAACTTGAAATTCGAAAATCCATTCAAGAATATGTTTGGTGATAAATCGGTTGATACCGGATGGGGCGATAAAATAGCCGCCGGAATCAAAAAGGGATTTGATAAAATTAAATCCGTAGTTACTTCAGCATCTAAATCATTAGCCGACACGATTAGAAAGATGTCGTTTAGCGACATGCTCAAAGCCGCATTTGCCGGATGGGCTGGTCTTAAAATCTTCAAGTCCATCAAGAATAAGAAGGGTGGCGGTGGACCATTCGGCGAAATCATGGACATGTTCAAGGATTTTGTCAATAATGGTAAAGAGATGGTTTCTAAAGTATCCGAAGTATTGGACGGCGTAAAAGAGTCTTTACAATCGTTTACTGGAGCGGTTAAAGCTGGATCATTGTTAATGATTGCTTCTGCGTTAATGATTTTGGCTTTATCTCTTAAAATGCTTGCTGGCATGTCTACCGAAGATTTGGTACGTTCAGGTTCGGCCATAGCTTCACTCAGCTATATTCTAACCGCTGCTATGAAACGATTATCCAAGATTGATAAGATACCTCCAGGAACTGCTGTAAGCATGATAGGTTTCGCTATTGGTATTCGTATTCTAGCTGGTGCAATGAAGAAACTGGCAGATCTAGATACTAATCAACTCGACGTTGCTGTTAGAGGTATTGCTGCGGCCACCCTCATTCTTGTTGGAGCTATGAAATTGCTCGAAGGCGGAAAGAAAGTCCAAACTGGAGTCCTTTCAATGATAGGATTCGTTTTGGCTATTAGATTACTTGTTGGAGCTATGGATAAACTCAAAGATTACAACATGGACCAAATCAAAACTTCATTGATTGGTGTTGTTAGTCTTATGGGAGCTCTGGCTTTGAGTATGAAGGTGATGAACGGTGTCAAAATCAAAATCAGCAACATGTTCGGAATGATAACATTCGCCGGAACTATTTATCTGCTGGTTATGACACTTGAGAAACTAACCAAGCTTAATCCTGACAGATCTGCGAAAGCGATGGAACAGATTACAGTTCTTATTTTAGAGCTTGTATCTGTTATGCATTTACTTCGCGGTGTTAAGATAAAACTGACTACTCTTGCGGGTCTAATAACATTTACCACAATGGTATTTGTATTGGTTAAATGTGTTGAGAAACTGGCCAATGTCCAACCTGATAGATTAATTCCTGCAGTAGAAGCAATGGCATCTATATTTGGACTTCTAGTGTTGTCAATGCATGCACTTAGAGGCGCTAAAGTTAACTTATCGGCATTGTTAAGCCTTATTTCATTCACTTTGAGTGTCAAAGTGTTAGTTAATGCTTTAGCCGAAATTGCTGATATGAACCCATGGCGATTAGAGAGCTCATTACAAGCATTAGCATCTGTAATGGGACTTCTTGTATTAGCGACACATTCTTTACGTGGAGCAAAAGTAAATCTTAGCGCTTTATTTACGCTTCTTACTTTCGCTAAGACTGTAAAAGATGTTGTTAAAGCTCTCCAAGATATTGCAAACATTAATCCAGAAAGACTTCCTGGTGCTCTAACAGCACTTGGTTTGATATTCTTGCAATTAAGCGCTGTTACCGTGGCTATTACAAATCTTTCTGGTCCTGTATCCAGTTCAATCGGAGCTGCAATACTTTTATTGGCGTTAGTTCCGGTATTGTCTCAAATAGGTAATACATTATTGACACTTTCTATGATACCATGGAAAAATCTTACAACAGCGTTAACTGCATTAATTGCCACATTAGGCGCTCTAACTGTGGTTGCAGCAGTAATGGCATCTCTAGGTGGTGGTGGTGTTGTCGGAGCAGGATCATTATTAATAATGTCTGTGGCATTGATAGCATTATCAGTACCTTTGAAGATATTAAGCACTATACCAATGTCTAAAATTGCTGCTGCATTGATAGCTTTAGCAGTTTCGCTAGGAATAGTATTAGCAGCCGCGGCAATAGCTCAAGTTGTTGGGGCCGGTCTTCTAATGTTATCTGGGGCTTTAATCGCTCTTGGCATCGCTGCAGTTGGTATTGGTGCTGGTTTGGCACTAGCCGGTGTCGGTATAGGTCTTATTATTACTGCTTTGAAAGAGTTAGCAGCGACAGGACCTGCTATATTGAAAGGTTTGGTCGAAGCATTAGATGCTTTGCTTAAATCTTTGGCTGAGCGCGCTCCGTCTATGCTAACGTCTTTAATCAAGATTATCCGAACAGCCATTAAAGGACTAATTGTATTAATTCCGGATATGGTGCAGTTTGGTATTAAACTCGTTATCGGATTGCTACAAGGATTTACAGAGTCTATACCGCAATTGGTATCTTCGGCTGTTAAATTGATAGTCGAGATTGGTAAAGCTCTAATTGACAACATTGGAACTTTAGTGGATGTCGGTATCCAGATCGCTGTTAAATTTATTCAATCGTTTGCGGATGGTTTGATGAAATACCGAGATCAAATTATCAAAGCAGTTACGGATCTGTTGAAGATTGTATAGGATATTGTCTTATCTGTTATTGGTGAATTGGTCGGACCGATTCTTAATAAGCTTGTGGAAGTCTTAACTCCTGTTAAAGACTTTATTCTAGGCGCTTTGAGTGAATTGGCGACAGCAATTGAGCCTATATTCACGCCATTAATGGATGCACTTAAAGTCTTATTCGAGTCTTTAGCAGTGATTATTCGTTCACTAGCGGACGCTATCATCGCAATTGTCCAATCAATAGCTCAAGTAGTGGAAGCCTTGGCCCCGGTATTTATTACCTTATTCCAAACAATTCAAGTTGTTGCAAATGATATTGTTGTCATATTCCAAACTATTGGACAGACAATTACAAATGTGGCTAATGCTATTGTTGCAGTTGTTCAAACTATTGGACAAACAATCCAATCTGTATTCCAATCAATTGCGTCTATTGTTAACTCAGTAATGCAAGGTATTGTTGGCGCAATTAATGGATTTGCAAATGTTATTTCCGCAGCAGGTGAAGCAATTAAGAATGTATTTGTCGGTATTGGACAAGGTATCCAAGCCGCATTGCAAGGTGTCGCTTCAGTAGTTCAATCTATTGGTGGAGCAATTAAAGCTGCGTTTGAAGGAATTGGAGCTGCTGCTCAAGGAATTGGTCAAGGTATCCAATCGGCACTTCAAGGTGTAGCATCGGTAGTCCAATCTATTGGTGGAGCTATTAAATCTGCTCTTGAAGGAGTTGGTAAAGCATTCGAAGGTGCTGGTAAATTTGCTGAAGGATTCGGTAAAGGTATCGAGCACGTAATGAATGGTGTTGCCAAAATCGTAGATTCTGTTGGTAATGCCATTAAAGGTATTATCGAAGCTGTAGGTAAAGCGTTCAAAGACGTAGGTAAGGGTATCGAGTTGATGGGTAAAGGTATGAAACCTATTGCCGATCATGGATTCCAAGCTGCGGCTGCGATTACTGCTGTATCTGGTGCTGTTGCTCTCTTGGGTGGCGCGTCATATACTGGTAACCTAAACGGATTCCGTGCAGACTTAGACAAACTTGATACTGTTATGTACAAGATGAGTACTCGTAAGGGATCTGGTGGAGCAATTAAAGATATTGCTTCTGCTCTTAAGACTGCCTCATCTGCTGCTCCAAGTGCCGCTTCCGCATTAGAGAAATTTGCATCTTCATCTGAGAAGATTAAATCCTCTGCTAGTGGTATGGCAAGCAATATTAAGGGTGTGGCTAGTGCATTATCCGGTATTAGTCAAGCATCGATGGGTGCTTCTCCTGGTATCGTATTATTAGCAGCAGGACTAGAGAAAGTTGCTAATACATTAACTCAGTTTATAGCTCGTATTACGGCATTAGCTGCGTCAATGTCTTCACTAGGAATGATATTTACGACAACTGGATCTGCTGTCACAAATCTAAGTACCGCGTTTACATCTATTTCTACTGGAACAACGGCATTCGGCAATGCAATGACCCAAGCGAGAACTGCTCTTGCACAATTTGGTGCTAGTGCCGCTGGATCCACAACATCATTTGCTGTTCTTGGTACGGCGATGACTATGGCTATGACTTTGGTTGTTAATGCTGTGAACAACGGTATGAACCAAGCTCGTGCCGCATTGCAACAAGGCTTTGCTATGATGGGAATGTCTGCTGCGACTAGTATGACATCTGTGGTTATGGCTGTAAATATGGGTATGATTAGTGTTGTTAATGCTATTCGTACAAATATGGCATCGGTATCAACTGTTATTTCCACGGGTATGGCTCAAGCCGCTGCTGGTATGGCTAGAGGATTTGCTATGATGGGCGTTAGCGCATCTACATCTATGGCACTAGTTCGTACAACGGTTACTATGGGTATGCTTGGTATTGTTCAGTCTATCCAAAACTCCATGAACCAAGCGGCACAAGCTATGACATCATCTATGGCTAGAATTGCTCAGGCAATGGCTTCATCAATGTCACAAATTAATGCTCAAATGAACATGTCTCTAAACATGATGAGAGCATCTATGC